TCAAATCTTGTAACGCCCACCAAACGTAATCCCTCCGAACTGCCAACTACCTGGGAGTTCGGAGGGTTTTTCTTTACCCATGCTCCCCGTGACGGCCCAGGGTACCTCCACCGTGACGGTTCCGTCGCCCGATATCTCGACCCTGCCGATAGTTCTTCTTAGCACCTGTTTGGTTATATTTTTTGGGAACTTCGCGCGGAGCCAGCGGATGGCCCAGTCGCGGTCGGGCGTGGTGGCGCGCTCGAGGTTGGCGATCTCGCACTCGAGTCTGCGCGCCTCGTCACCCATCCCCTCGAGCCTCTCCTGGACGAGTTCCGGGTCGACGCCGCCAATGATGGCGTCGACGAGGCGCTCTCGTCCCCTCTGGACCTCCCTAAGCTCCTCCCGCGCCCTCTCTAGCCTCTTGGCCTCGTCCCGGCGCTCAATGGCCGCGAGAACCGCGTCTGCGAGCGCCTCTGCCTGTCCCGGCCTGGCCATGACGGAGGAGACCACGTCGGTCACCGCGTCCTCGACGGCCTCCTGCCTGTAGCGGACCATGCCGCCGCCGTCGGTCGGGCACGAGTAGTAGAAGTAGCGCTTGCCCGTGCACCCGGTGCCGCCGTCGCCGCGGTAGGCGCGGCCCGACTCGGCGTCGAAGAGCTTGCCGGTGAGCGGGAACGCGCCCACGCGCCCGTGCTTGCGCTTGCCGTTCGCGGCGTCGAAGCGCTCCTGGGTGACGAGCGCGGGCATGCCGCCCTCGACCACGACGTCGCCGAACTTGTAGATGCCGAGGTACTTCCTGTTGCCGAGGAGCGTCGTGACGGAGTTGACCGTCCAGGCCCCGCCGCGCACGTTGCGGCAGGCGGTGTTGAGCCAGTCGCGCACCTCGGTCTTGGTCGAGCCGTTCGCCGCCATCGCGAAGGCGCGGCGCACGCAGGCGGCCTCGTCCTCGTCGACGGCGTAGCGGCCGTCGTCGCCCACGCGGTAGCCGAAGACGCGCACGCCGTTGGCCTTGCACTTGCGGGCGTTGCCTGCCATGCCGCGGCGGACGTTCTGCGACAGCTCGCGCGAGTACCACTCGTTGACGCCCTCGAGGACGCTCTCCAGGATCGAGCCCTCCGGCGCGTCGGGGATGCGCTCCATGGCGGAGAGCAGCGACACCCCGTTGTCGCGAAGCCTCATCCTGTAGCTCGCCGAGTCGAAGCGGTCTCGCGCGAAGCGGTCGAGGCGGTAGACCACGACCACGCCCCAGCCCGCGTCCCGCGAGTCGGCGACCATGCGCTGGAACTGCGGGCGGTCGTCCGACTTGCCCGACAGGGCCTTGTCGGCGTAGACGCGCTCGACCTCCATGCCGTTTGACTTAGCGAACATGGTGCACACGCGCACCTGGTCCTCGATGGACTCCTCGCGCTGCCTGGCCGACGAGTAGCGGGCGTAGATGACGCAGCGCTTGTGGTCCTTCTCGGGCGCCTTACGCGATCCCCTGCGAGATGCCATAATGTGACCGTCCCTCTCTTCCAAGGTGTGGACGTCTGCCTCGGTGCGGAATGCAGTCCGCACCGAGGCGCTTTCTTGTGGCCGGGAGCTAGTCCCGGTATTCCATCGGTATATCTTTCGGATTCGTGTACATCGCGTTGAGCGCCCTCGGGTCCAGCCGCCCACGGAAGGGGTCGATCACCGAAGCGAGCGTCGAACCGAGCTCTTCGCTCCTCTCAAGCGGAAGCACCATTCTGAGCTCGTTGAGCATGGCATCGAAGTGCAAGCCGTCTATGCTCGCGCAATAGAGCCTGTCGTCATGGGCGCATATGTTCCTGAAGCCTACGAGCACGTGAAACGCTGTCAGCAGGTCTCTTGCGCCGATTCGCCCGGCTGCCGACCATGACGATATGATTCGGCACGCGGCGTTCTGAACGCCCCTCTTTTGGAGCTGGTAGAAGTGCTCGACATTGCCGAACGTGAGGTCGTTCTGGAGAACCCATAGCGGGACCTCCCCATAGCTCTCCAGGTAGTGACGTACGCAGTCCGGGGTTCTGCTGCTGATTCCCAGCTTCCCGTTCAGCCTTCTCATGAGGTCGGCAAGGTTCTTGTTGGCCTCTGTCTCGACGTTCTTCCTGAACGCTTTGGGAACGAGCATGTCCCTGGGGCGGACGTAGTTCGAGCGCTCCAGGTAGGCGTTCGCCTCCGGGTGCTTCTCGCAAAACGCGTAGACGACGGCGTTCTTCATGCAGGCCTCCGCCTCTATGAGGTAGCGGAGACAAAACGCCCTCAGTTCCCTGTCGAAGAGGAAGAGGTCGTATATCTGCCTGAAGGTCGTGCCCTTCTTGTACACGTCGCCCGGGCTCGACTGCATTGCCGCTCGGTCGAGGAACGTGTCCTTGTAGCCGTTGACGATGGCATAGTAGCCCTCGCGCTGGAGGACGGACGAGGTCTTTTCATCGGTTTTGACGCCGCGGGACTCTAGGAGGTCGACCAGCTCCCCGATCGTCTTGAACTCTTTTGCCATTTCGACTCCATAAAATCAAAGGGGCCGCTGCCCGATCGGGCAGCGACCCCTTCTTTGTCTCCGATTCACGTGGATTAGGGGAGACTGCGTCACTGCCACAACTATAGCTAAAACTTGAACAGAGTTACCGAAAATATGTAGAAATCTCCGTGTCTCGATGACTTCTCTCGTCTGACCGCCCATGTCGGCGTGCGACTAGAAAAGCTCTTGGTCGGTTGGCGAGGCGAGCACGTCGTGGACCTTGACGACCCTGTACCTCGAGTTTTCCCAGATGCCGATGGAGTTGAGCTTCTGTGTCACCTCAAGATCGGCGTCGATGTAGTCACCGATGCCGAACGTCCAGGAGTGGGACAGCAGCTTCTCGTAGAAGGCCGTGTCTATCACGGGTGCGGAGATCTTGTTTCCCCTGTAATAGAACTCCCACTTCCTCGAGCTACTGGGCTCGAGGACGGCCTTCGAGACTGCCAGCTGCGCATGCCCGTCGATATGGGTTCGCTCTTCGCTGACGTCCATTGGAACCTCCAAATCTGGTCATCGCCTTGTCCGCCGTCCGTGGCCGGCAAATTGGTTTGTCGGTCAGAAAGCGTCGCTTCTGGCGGACAAATTTGTGGGAATCTCACAAAAAGCCGCGCAAGAAGATGATTTAACCGCCTGGACGGTCGCTCGGGCGGACATGTAGGCCTGGCCGCGAAAAAGAAAGAGGCGGCCTCCCGGGTCGGGCGGCCGCCTCTGGACGCGGACCCCGTGAGGCCACCGCGCCAATGCGCCGCCATCATACCAGGTCGCGCCTAGCTAAGCCGTCTCCTGGCCCAGGCAAGGGAGATCACCGCTTTTTGGGTGGGTCACCCGGAGGCCCGCCATGACGCTGTCGGCCACCTCGCGGCCCTCCTCCGAGAGCGAGTCGTAGGACTCGACCAGGCCGCGGTGCGCCGGGTCTGGCGCGATCGCCTCCGTTGCCTCAAAGCGCCTTCCTGCCAGCTCGTCGAGCGAGCACTCGAGGAAGTCGGCGATGACGCATGCCTGTTCGAGGGACATCATCCTTTCGCCATTCTCCCAAGATGTAATCCTTCTCTCGGTGAAGTTGCCACCCAGAGCGGTTGCAAAGTCTCTTCGGTTCTTGTAGCCGGCTTCTTTTCTTAAACGCTTGAGCTGTATCTCCACAGACGCCTCCTTTCGTGCGTTGGCTGTAGATTACACGCAGAGCGTAAGAAATTCAACAATTAGTAAAAAATCTGTTGACCACATCACGCAAAGTGGTTATATTCGGCTCAGCAACACACAGAGTGGTTGTTTGAATTACAGAATCACTTAAAGCGATTGGAGGGATCACATGGACAAGAACACGATGGGCCGCCGACTGCGCAGCTGGATGGTCGACGCGGGAATGACCGCGGAAGACCTCGCCGCGCGACTCAAGGTCAGCTCAGGCGCTGTCTCGTCTTGGACGAGCGGTCAGCGCTCCGTCTCATTGGACCGTGCTTGCCAGATCTGCGACGTTTTCGGCAAACCGCTCGATGAGCTGGCCTGCCGCGGGGAGTAGCCCCGTCCGTGCCGCTCGCGGTGATGGCGGGAGCCCGCTGCGTGTCCGCCTGGGGACGCCAACGACACCGGAGTCCCGCTTCTCCGCTCCGGGACCGCCCGGCGCGTGTCACGGGCGCGGTCGTCCGGCCGTCGCCGCGAGCGGCACGGGAGAGGCGAGGAAGGGCCCTCCGTCCGGCGAGGCGAGAGGGGCCCGAGACCTTGGGAGCCGCCCGCGGGCGGCATGAAAACCGAATAGCGACTTGGCGGCTCCTCGAATCGCAAGGAACCGCCGAACGGATGCGGCCTGACGCGGCGGCCGGAAGGGAGCCGCGCCCATGAATGACAGGGACAGAATCGAGTTCCACATCTTTGCGATCACGATGACGGTGAACCTCGCCGTCATCGTCATCTTCCTCGGGATTCTCGTCAGGGCGCTGTGCTGAGCGACGCAATCGTGATGACGAGCGTGACTATCGCCGAGAGCGCACCGGCAATCTCAAGGACGATTCGCGCCCTCGCAAGGCGCCTCTCGCGCTTGTAGTGACGCAGGTAGCAGACACCGTCACCGGTCAGCGCGAACGTGTCCCACAGCTTGAGCGTCTGCTCGACCTGCTGGCCCGCGACCTCTACCACGGAGGACATCTCGAACCGCTCGCCCTCGTACTCGATGAGCCCCGCGCGCTTGAGCGACTGAATCGCCCCGGCCTCGTCCCAGACGTCGCCACTGTCGAGCTTGCCGAGCCTGAAGGCGACGTAACCAATCTCGCACGAGTGCGGGGCAAGCTCGACGAGCAGGCGCTCCTGCTCAATAGGGAGAAGTTCCATGGCGTTCCAATCGAATCGGCAGCAACTTACTCAATCATAGGCCGCCGCGTCAGGCCGCATCCGTGGCACCAAGCGCACGCGCCGCGAGGCGCACCGGGGCGCAGTCCCCGCTGTAGGCGACCACCGCCGCCGGAACTAAACAAAGCGTCTGACGAGCGCACTCCTTGGGTCGGCGGCCGTGGCCGCGGCCCCGGCGCTCCTCGCGGTGCGTGCGCGGATCTATCCAAGACACAAAAAAATGGCCCCACGTCCGCCAAGACAAGGAGGGCCATCGACCTAAAGGAGGTCGCACATGAGTCTACCAGAGTTCGAGGCCGCGTCGCTCGACGCGGCGGCCATGGCCATGGGGTCGCCCGCCGGGTGGCTCGCGGTGGCCGCGTCCGTGGCGGCCGACGTCGCGGCGCTCTGCGGCGTGGGGGCGCTCGAGTGGCCCGCCATCGCCGTCGGCCTCGGCGTGCCCGCGTGGCTCGCGTGGTGCTGGCTGTCGGTCGCGGAGAGGGGAGCGCGATGACGGGGGAGGAGGTCGGCGCCCGCGAGGTCGCGCTCGACGCGATCGCGGCGGAGATGCTCGCCGACTGGATGGCGTACCTGGACTCGGAGGAAGGTGGTGGCCGCGATGGCGGTCGTGGTGCAGCTGGACGGGACGATGTCGGCGGAGGTCGCGCGCTTCCTGCGCGAGGGCCACTCGACGCTGGGGGTGAGAAGGATGCTGGAGGCGTGCCCGAGGCTGCGTGAGCACGTGGAGGCAGACCGCGACGTGCTGATGTCGCGGGAGGCGGACGAACACGCGACGCGCCACGGGAAGCCCTGGACCAGGGCGGACTACAACCGGGTGGCGGCGGACTCAAGAGACGGCCTCCCCATGTGGAGGACCGCCAAGGCGCTGAGGCGCACCGTCGAGGACGTCAGGCGCGCCCGAGCCACGCTGTGCGGGAGCCAGCCGCTCGCAGGAGGCGAAGGCCGTGGCTGAGCAGAAGATGAACTTCTACCGCTCGTTCTGGGACATGTCGAACGTGCTCCCCGCGGCCGGGCGCAGGCGGTTCGTGACGGCGGTGGTCGACTATTTCTTCACCGGAGAGGAGCCGAGCGGCCTCACGTCCAAGGAGGCCGCGCTCTTCTCCGGCATCCGCGGGAGGGTCGACGCGTCGAGGTCCGGAGCCGAGTTCGCCCGCAGGCGCTACGAGGGTGCCGCGAAGGCACCCGGCGTGGGTACCGACGCGGTCAGACAAGCGACGGGCAACGGCCATCCCAACGGTGGCACCCATCGTGCCCCCCAGCGTGGGTCGCAACGTGGCACCCAGGCCGAGACCCACGCTACAGAGGGAGAGGGAGAAGTAAAGAGAGGAAGAGAGGACGCGGGCGTGCGCGCGTACGCCGACCTTGCGGAGCCGGACAGGGGCGAGGTCGTCGCGTGGTTCGAGGCGAACGGCCACGGGATGCCGACGGCCCGGCTCAGGGAGGAGGCCGAGGCGTTCTACGACCACTTCTCCGCACAGGGCTGGGTGACCGGGGCCGGCGTGCCCATCAGCCGCTGGCAGGCCAAGGCGGCGGCGTGGCTGCGCCGCGCGGCGGAGTCCTCGACCGGGGAGCGGGGCCGCGTGCCGGGAAGGCGGGTGGCCCCGCAGGCCCCGGCGTGCGACTTCTCCGCCTACTCAGCGGAGCCCTCGGAGGTGGTCTCCCGTGGCTAGGGACGTGTCCTCGGCGCTCGCCGAGATAACGAGCCGCTACGGCATCCCGGCCGAGGTGCCCGCGCCGCGGCCCGTGCCGCCGCAGGTGACCCACGGGACGGCGCGCGAGATCGTGCTCGCGCAGATCGCCGCTGGCGCCGGGGCGTCGATACCGCAGGGGCTGCTCGACCGCGCGGGCCTCACCCGCGACGGCCGCGACGCCGCCGACGAGCTGCTGCGCCGCGCGACGGAGGCCGCCGGCGTGCCGCCCGAGTTCCGAGACGTCGAGCCGGACCGCTCGCGCAACGACCGCTTCGCGCCGGAGCGCCACCGCGGCGTCTGGGCCTACGGCGACGTGGGCCGCAGCAAGACCAGGACGGCGTGCGCGTGGCTTCGCGGCTGGCTCCTGGACAACCCCGGCGGCTCGGCGCTCTTCGCCACGGAGGACTCGATGCTCGGCGAGGTCAAGAGCGCCTTCGACAGGCGCGACGCCGACGCGGAGGCCGTACTGGGGCGCTTCGTCTCGGCGGACTTCCTCGTCCTCGACGACATGGGCAAGGCCCGGCTCTCCGCGTGGGGCATCTCGCAGGTCTTCCGCGTCATCGACGGCCGCTGGGCCGGGCGCAGGCCGACGGTGTTCACCTCGCAGCACGGCCTGGCCGAGTGGGGCGAGGTCGCCGCGCAGAGCGGGGTCGAGACTGCCAAGGCGTGCGTGTCACGCATCTTCGGCGGGTGCGACGTGGTGAGGTTCGACGGCCGCGACGGCCGGATTTGTGGGGAGGCAAGGCCATGACGGAAGGAATCAGTCCCGACATCAAGCGCGCCTACAACAGGGTGAGGTACGAGAAGAGCCGCGAGTACAGGCGCCGCTATTACCTCGAGCACCACGAGGAGCGGCTCGCGTACCAGCGCGAGTACCGCAAGGCCGCGCGAGGGGAGGCACGCGGATGAGCCGCGAGAGGTGCGGGACGTGCTCCCGCTGGATGTGGGTCTGCGAGGACAGGTTCGGCGACATGCAGGGCGTGTGCTCGCTGGCCATGGAGCGCGAGTCCGGCGGGCTGCGCCTGCCGGTCGAGACGCTGGCCTGGGCCAGGGCGCACCTTTTGGGCGCGTGGCGCAGGCCCTGCGACGAGTGGGAGGCGGCGCGGGATGGGGCGTAGGTCGCGGGCGTGGGACCCGGTCGAGCTCGACGGGCCGGCGACGCGGAGGCTCGTCCGGGCGCTCTCCGCGGGCGTGCCGATGGACGCGCTGGAGCGCCGCTTCGGCCGGAACGGCGAGACGCTCGTGCGCGCCGCGAGGGCGGCCGGCTGGGACGGGACGAGGGCCCCGGAGCCGCTCGTGGCGGCCGAGACGCCCTCGAGCGTGTCGCTCCCGCCCGGCTACTACGGGTGCTCGAGGAGGCCGTGATGGATGACGAGATCTTGGGAGGGGAGAACGTGAGCGAACGAACGGGCATGCCGACGGCGGCCGACCGCAGGCTCCTCGCGGAGCGCCTGCGCTACCTCGTGGCGGGTGAGGACGGCTGGCCGACCGAGGGCGTGGGCGTGGCTCTGGGCCTGCTCGACGTGGTCACCGCCGCCGCGCCGCGCGCCCCGCGCACCGTGCCGGACGCGGTGCGGGCGCTGGCGGACCTCGTGGACGTGCCGAGGTGCCGCCTGGTCGACCGGTGGGACGCCGCCCGCGGCAGGCACTACGTGGACTGCACCGCCTGCCGCTTCGGCTCGAGGGCCGAGGGGCTGCCGGAGGGGCACCCGATGGCGACGCTCTCGAGGGAGCTGTGGAGGACCGGGGCGGCCGAGGCGTGCCAGCGCTGCCCGGTGTGCGGGGCGGAGGTGGAGCGTGACTGACCTGGAGTGGGACCGCGCGCCCAGGGAGTGGGCGACGTCCGAGGACCCGCGCCGAGGCGAGGGCTGCCGCGCGGACGAGCCGCCGACCGAGGTCGTGCGCGACCCCGAGTGGTACGTCGCGGGCGGGGTCGAGACCATCGACAAGATCGAGGCCGTCATCGACGGCCTGCCGGCGCGGGAGGCGTTCCTCCTGGGGCAGGTGGTGCGCTACGTTGACCGCGCGGGCCTCAAGGACGAGCCCGAGGTGGACCTCGGCAAGGCCAACAACTACGCCCACAGGCTCGTGACCGGAGATTGGAGGGTCGATGACCAAGGGTGAGCGGGACCTCCGCGTCGTGCGCGACGACGGCAGGGCGTTCGCCTCGCTCGATGCCGCCGGCGCCGCCACCTACGGGAGGCTGAGGTGCGGGGCCGGGATCGCCCGGGCGATCAGGACGGGCGGCAAGGCCGGCGGGCACCGCTGGCGCTACGCGCGGGGCTGCGAGCCTCGCGAGGAGGGGACCGACGCGTCCCGCGGGCGGTGGACGGAGCGCGAGCGGTGGAGGCTCGCGACGCTCTGGCCGCGGCACGGCCGGGACTGGGAAGGCTGGGCCGAGGCGCTTCCGGGCCGCACGATCGACGCCATCGAGGCGATGGCCCGGAAGATGGGTCTTCGGCCCAAGCCGAGGAGGGGCGCGTGGACGAGGGCGGAGGAGTCCGTCCTCCTGCGCGGCCTGATGGACATGGCGCGGGAGACGGGCAGGACGCCCGGCGCGATAGTGACGCGGCTGGGCCACCTCAGGTCCGCCGCGAAGCGGGAGGAGAGGGGAGCTAGGTGATGGAAGAGAAGGGGAACTGGTACGAGGGCGTCCCGGCACCCGTGGACAAGGACGGGAACGTGGTGCCTCTCGCGACGAGGAAGCTCTACGACGGGACGGGCCATGAGATCGAGGTCGGGGAGATCGCCCTCGTCGACTCCAAGCTCAGCGGAGGCCTGGTGTGGCGCGTCAGGGAGGTCGACGGGCCGATCTTGACGCTCAGCCTCCTCCACCTCGAGCGGCCCGACACCTGGGAGCGCGTCGAGGCGGACCTCATGGCCATGGCACGCGCGGACTGCGCCTGCTACTACTTCGGGGCCGGCGCGGACCTCAATTGCGACGAGTGCCCGGCGGAGAGCTGCTCTGAGTCGTGCTTCGTGGAGGCCGCCCGCGACGTCCTGCGCCGCTGCAAGGCCATCGCGGGGGTGGCGTAGGTGTCCGCCGCCGGAGTCTGCTGGTTCCTGGTCGCGGCGCTGGAGCTCGCCCGCTACGTGGCTGACCAGCCGGGCGGGGCAGACGCGTCGGGGCACGGGCTGTTCTTCATGCTGGCGCTGGTCCTGGTCTACCTGGACATGATCTACGAGAGAGGAAGATGACGATGCGCCATGGGAGGGCCGTCGACGTGGCCTCGCCGCCGGAGCCGATGCCCGAGCTCAGGCCGATACCGTCGACGGGCGGGCTCTACCTCGCCGGGGCGGACGGCTCCGTGTGGCGGGCGGCGGGGTTCGATGCCCGCGGCGTGTGGCGGCCGCCCAAGCGCTGCGCCACGCGCGTCGAGGGAGGCGGCGCGGGCCGAAACCACCGGGGCAGGTACCTGCGGGTGAACACCACGGTCCGCGGGGTCCAGAAGGACCGCCCCGTGCACCGCCTGGTCGCGGAGGCGTGGCTCGACGGATACCACCCGCTGCTCGTGGTGCACCACGAGAACCACGACTGCCGCGACAACCGGCCGGAGAACCTCAGGTGCATGACGCGGGCCGAGCACGAGAGGCTCCACGGCCACGACGTCACGGACGTCGACGTGGCCAACGCGCGATACGACTTCGAGCTGCGTCGCGACGACCCATGGCCGGACCCCTACGCGCCAGAGCGCCGCGAGGCGCAGCTCGCCCGCCCGAGCCGGCGCGCCGGTCCCGAGGGCAGGAGGGACAGGGCCGCGGCGAGGCTCGACGCGCTCATCGGGATGTGTGTAAGCGTGAACGAAAGGGAGAACGAAGATGGACAGCGGTAACACCGGGCACGCGCCCACGCGATCGACGGACCTCGGGGCGCTCCAGGGCCTCATGTTCGAGGAGCTCGACAACCTCATGGCGCTCGACCTGTCGGGCGACCCCGACGTCATCGACGCCGAGATGCGCCGCGCCGAGGCGGTGAGCTCCATCGCGTCGACGGCCATCGACAACGCCAACACGGTGCTGCGCGTGGTGCAGCAGCAGTCGATGGCGGCCTCGACCGACCGCAGGCTGCCCCGCATGATCACGGCGGGCTAGCTTGCTGCCGGAGACGGTGCCCGTGCGCTGGTCGAAGGAGCCCGAGAAGGAGGCGTGGATGCTCGCCCACGCCTCCGACGGTTCCAGGGCCGACGTCGGCGCGGCGTTCGCGGAGAGGTTCGGCCACCCGCTGAGCCCGACGCAGGTGAGCCTGTTCCGCGCCGGGCACGGCATGCAGACCCGCCGGGCGAACGGCCACGGCGTCACGGTGCCGGTGGGAGCCGAGCGCGTGCGCAAGGGCTACGTGTGGGTGAAGGTGGCTGAGCGCCCGCGCGTCCCGTTGTCCAAGGACAACTGGCTGCCGAAGCAGGTGGACGTCTGGCAGCGCACCCGCGGGCTCGAGCTGCCGCGAGGATGGGTCGTGATCTTCTGCGACCACGACAGCCGGAACTTCGACCCGGCCAACCTCAAGGCGGTGCCGCGCTCGCTCTTCGGGCCCATGAACCAGCTCTGCTCGTGGCATGACAGGCGCTCGTGCGAGGCGGCGCTCGCCTTCGCGGCGCTCAGGTGCGGGATGGCCGCCGCGTGCGCCCGGCCGAGGCGGTGCGTGGTCTGCGGCCGCGAGTTCGTGCCGGATGTGAAGGGGATGGCCGCGGCGCACCAGGTGACCTGCCGCTCCTGCCTCGACGCCGGGCGCACGAGCTACGGGCGCCGGCGCGGCCAGGGTCGCGCTGGCGGCACGTGAGCCTGGCCTGGCCAAGAATCCGGAAATCCCGATTCTTGGCCAGGGATGGGGACGCGAGCCGGGCGTTTGGCTCGCTCGCGTCCCCGCTTTGCCCGGATTCGGCCGTGTTTGGCCATAAGTGGTGACGCGAAGTCGCGATTTCGCGACTTCGGGGACTCGGAGGTTGCATGATCAGCTCTCTGCTCGAAATCATGGCGGTCGTCGGCCCGCTCGAGCTCGTCGTGGCCGTGGGCGAGGCCATCCTCATCGTCGCGACCCTGCGGTGGGTGCGCCCGTGAGGGCGCGGGGCCGCGAGGTGCCCGCCTTCTCCGTGAGGCGGGGGCGCGGCGGCGTGTGGGAGGCGAGGGCGTACATGGGGCGCGACCCGGTGACGGGCCGCGCCCTTCGGCCGTACCGGCGCCTGCCGGAGGCGTCCTCCGAGGAGGAGGCGCTCGAGTACGCCCGCGCCTGGGCCGAGGGCCTGGCGCCCGGCACCGCCGCGGGGCGCAGGCTCGACGAGATGCTCGCCGAGTACGTGGACGGCCTGGCCGCCTACGGCCGGGCCGCGCAGACCGTCGAGACCTACCGCTCGACCATCCGCCACCAGGTGGCGCCCACCATCGGCTCGGTCCCGGTGGGCGAGCTGGAGGCGTGGGAGGTCTCGACCGCCTACCGAATGCTCATGGCGGGACGGTCCGGCGCGAGGCCCGTCGGCCCCTCGACCGTGCTCAAGATGCACTCGCTCCTCTCCGGGGCCTACGAGCAGTGGAGCCGCGAGGGCCTGGTCTCGCGCGACCCGATGCCGAGCGTGACCAAGCCGCGGCGCCCGATGGGGTCGGCCCGCTCGATGGGCGAGGGGTCGTTCTCGGCGCTGTCGGCAGCGCTCGCCGAGGCCATGGCCAAGGGCGGCGCGGACGAGAGGGCCTGCGCCGCGGCGGCGTACGTCGCGCTCTCCACTGGCATGCGCGACGGCGAGGTCTGCGCCCTGGCGCGCTCGTCGCTGCGCCGCCTGACCCACGAGCTCAACGTCCACGCGACGATGACGGAGCGGCCCAGGCTCGAGCGCAAGCCCATGGCCAAGAGCTCGGCGGGATGCCGCAACGTCGCGATCGACCCGGAGTGCGAGGAGCGGCTCGCCTGGCTCATGGCCCGCGAGGCCGGGGAGCTGGGCGGGCTGCCCGAGGACGCGCCGCTCGTCACGCGCGACGGCTCCTGGATGCGCCCGAGCGCGCAGAGCGCCGCCTTCTCCAGGCTCGCGAGGTCGCTCGGCCTGCCCGCCGGGACCACCATGCACACGCTCAGGCACACGCACGCGACGATGCTGCTCTACTCCGGCGTGCCGGTGGAGACGATCAGGCAGCGCCTGGGGCACGCGGACGTGGCCACGACGCTCAGGCTCTACGCCCACGCGCTCGAGGGCGCGGACAGGGCGGCGGCGGAGGCCTGGGAGGGCGTGAGGCTCGGCGTCGGCGGGTGTGCCACGGGTGAGCCACGCGGGGGTGGCCGCGATGGGCGGTAGGCGCAGGTGGCGGCGCGAAAGCGGGGCAGCGCGGCAAAGAACACCTAATTCTTTGAGAGTGCGTGAAAACGGGGGAAACGAGACGAGGACGGAGGCATCACTTGGCTGAGCGCGACTACCTGACGACGCGTGACTTCCTGAGCGCCCGCGACTTCTTCGAGACGGTGCGAGACGCCGTGCTCGAGGGCGAGCGGGCGCAGCGGCAGATCAAGGCGATGAAGGCGGGGGAGGGCATCCGCCCGGCGTCCCTCTTCGGCGGGCGTGGCGGCGGCCGTGACGCGAGTGGCATGGCGAGGGTGGACGCCCGCATCGACCTCGAGTCGGTCTACGAGCGCAGGATCGCCGAGGCCGCGTCGCTCGTGGCAGCCGCGCGCGACGTGATCTACGGGCGCGACCAGGAGCCGGGCGGCGTCGCCGCGCTCGTCGGGCCCGTGGCCGCCGACGCCCTCTTCTGGCGCTTCTGCAAGGCCGAGAGCTGGCACGTGGTGATGGCCTCGTGCGGCGTGTCAGAGTCGACCTGCCGCCGGATGGTCGACGTGGGCATAGACGCGGTCCAGGCCTACGGCATCTCCCGCGCCATCGCCGGCGTGGGCGTCGCGGAGGGATGAGGAATATGGCCACGGGTGCGCTGGCATCCGTGGCCATTATCCTGCGCAAATATATAGGAATGTGCTTGCAAGGTATAGCGGGGTGCTATATACTATAGGCGTCAGCTGAGGGAGAGGAGGAACGTTGGATGACCTGATAAATCAGCTGATAGCCACGACGTTCGGCGTGATACTCGCCAAGGTCGTGGACGTCGTCTGGGAGCGTCTAGAAGAGAAGACCTCCAGGCGCCGGGGAGACGGAGAGAGGAGGTCATAGGCACGAGGGGCGCCCGGTGGCTCGGGCGCCCTGCCTGGCTTCGATTCTAGAAGGAGGCCGGAATGGTCGCAACTTTCATTACCGCGTTCGTGGTGGCATTGGTGGCGTTCCGCATGTGGAGGAGGAAGTAATGGCGTACAGCGAGGCGATGCGCAGGGCGCAGGCCGAGTACCGCAGGAAGAACGTGAGGCAGATCAGCGTGAGGTTCTACCCCGACACCGCCGAGCTCTACGAGTGGGCCAAGGCCCAGGGCAACGCCCAGGCCTACATACGCGACCTCATCCGCGCGGACATGGAGGCGAGGCGCGATGCGTCTTCGTCGGTGGCGGACTCTGAACAGGTCTGACAGGTTGTGAACAGGTCTGACAGGTTGTGAACAGGTGTGACAGACTCTGAACAGGTGTGAACAGGTCTGACAGACTCTGAACAGGTGTGACAGGTTGTGAACAGGTGTGAACAGGTCTGACAGGGTTGGCGCGTGTTATACCTATGATCGCGAAGCGTCGCGGGTCAGCGTGGAAACTAACCAATGTCACGCAGTCGCAGGCTCGGCATCCATCGGGTGTCGGGCCTTTTTCATACCCACTCACCACCATGGGGGCGCGATGGTCACACGTCAGGCGATGCTCGATATGGCTCTTAGGTACGACACGTCGATGAGCCGCGCGATGCTCAGAGCCCTCGGCCACGACGCGCCCGAGACGCGCCGCCGCCCGTGCCCCGTCGCCCGCGTCGGGGCAACCGCCCGCGACGCCCGGCGCTACCGCGCGATGCGGTGGTGCTTCGAGAACCACGGAAGCCCGATGCGCTAGCCGTGGCGACGAAGTCACGCTACGCCAACGGCCACGCGCGGCGGCAGGTGCGCGCCTGGCTCAGGGCACAGGGGCTGCCGTGCCACATCTGCGGCAGGCCCATCGACTACTCGCTGCCGGCGGGCGACCCCATGAGCTTCGAGGTCGACGAGATCGTCCCGGTTTCCAAGGGCGGCTCGCCCATCGACCGCGGCAACGTCGCGGCCGCGCACCGCATCTGCAACGAGCGCAGAGGCAACAAGAGCATTACCGATATGAGGTCTGCAATGGGGCCAAGGCCCTGCGACGTCGGGTGCAGGACCAGCAGGAGCTGGTGACCCAGGGGGCATACCCCTCCCATGGGCCGAAAGGCTCGCCCGCCGGCATTGCGCCTTTTTTTCACCCGATGTTCCAGCTTACCCAGAGGAAAGGGGACGGAGGCGAACGGAGATGGGCAAGGTCCGCAAGCTCAGCCCCTCGGAGCGCCGGGACATCGTGAGGATGTTCCCGCAGCTAGGGGTAACGGAGACCGCCCGCCGCATAGGCTGCTCCAAGTCGACGGTGCAGCGCGTCTGGGCCTCCGACGGCCCTCCGGAGGACGATGCCCAGAGAAGCGGCCCGAGACCCCCTGGCGGAGCCGAGCCGCAGACGAGAGCCGAGAGGCTCGTCGAGCTGCGCGGGATCCTCCGCGCAGCCATGAACGACGCCCCGCCGCAGGCGGTCGCCGGGCTCGCGAGGGAGTACCGCGCGACCATGGACGAGATTGAGAGGATGGAGGGCGGGGATGGCGGGGACAGCGTCGGGCGCGCCCTCGACTCCATCGCCGAGCGCATCGCGGCGAAGATGCCCGCCCCGTAGGCATGTGCAGTCGCCGCGAGGCCGCGCCGACATGCTGGACGAGGTGCTGGACTTCGCGGCGCTCATCGGCTACGGGGTGGGCGAGTGGCAGATGACCCCGCTCGCGGACTGGTCGCGCATAGACTCCCGCGGCAAATGGGTTCACAGGCGCTGCGGGCTGAGCGTGCCGCGGCAGGCCGGGAAGTCGCACGACGCGATCATATGGGTCGCCTTCCTCGTGCTCATCATGGGCTACTCGGTGCTGTGGACCGACCACAACTACTCGACCACCTGCGAGATGCTCGCGCGATTCCGCAAGATCCTCGGGAAGCGCGCCGGCGACCCCGACGCCCCGCGCGCCATAAACCGCCGCGTCAAGGACGCGAAGTCGAAGACTGCCCAGGAGAGCTTCGAATTCACCAATGGTGGCGTGCTGTGCTTCAGCACGCGCACCGATTCCGCCTCGCTCGGCTACAGCTTCGACGTGATCGTCTACGACGAGGCCCAGCTCCTCACAAAGGCGCAGGCCCAGACCCTGAACCCCACCACGACCCACTCTCCGCACAAGAACTCCCAGCTCATATACGTCGGCACGCCGACCCGCGCCGGCAGCGCCGCGGACCGCTTCGTCGAGCTGAGGGCCGAGGCGTGGTCTGACGCGCCGGACGACGACCTCTGTTGGCTCGAGTACGGGGCCGACGAGGTCGGGGACCCGATGGACGAGTCCAGGTGGTACGGGGTCAACCCGTCGCTCGCCGAGGGCCTAGTGGAGATAGAGGACGTGCGCACCGGCGTGCGCGGCATGAAGGGCGACACGCTGGGAATCGCGCAGGAGTACCTGGGCTACTGGCTGCCGCCCCAGGAGCAGGTCGAGCCGCCGCTCATCGGCGAGGACCTGTGGAGGGAGACCGAGATAAACCCCAGCGCCGCCGCATCCATGCCGCTCGGCAAGGTCGCGTTCGGCGTGAAGTTCAGCTCCGACGGCTCGTCGGTCTCGGTCGCGGTCGCCGCCGAGGGGCCAAGGTGCCCCCACGTCGAGCTGCCGTTCTGCGAGCCGACGTCCAAAGGGATCATGCAGCTCGTCGCATGGCTCGCGGTCAGGGCGTCGATGGCCTGCTCGGTCTGCGTCGACGGCAAGAGCGGGGCCGGCCTGCTGTGCAGCGAGCTGGAGGAGCTCGGCGTCCCAAAGGGCTACGTCATCAGGCCAACCGCCGCCGACGCCGTCACCGCAGCCTCGCTCGTCCACGACGCCGCCCGCGCGGGCAGGCTCACCCACATCCCGTGCCCAGCCCTGGACCTGTCGGCCGCGACGTCCACGAGGCGCGCCATCGGCCATGCCGGGGGCTGGGGGTTCGGCGGGGAGAACTCGTCGCCCATAGAGGCGGCGGGGCTCGCGCTGTTCGCCCTCTCGTCATCAAGAAGGACTCCAGGAAGGAAGGCGACCGTCCATTGATTTCCATCCCCTACGCCGCCGCGGCCGCGGACGGGCTTCTCGACGAGGACCGCGAGACGGTCCTCAGCCTCCTCAACTGCTGGCAGAGGCACTACGGCGGCAACCTCCTGCGCTCCGACTACTACGAGGCGCGGAACATGCTCAAAGACCTCGGCATCGCCGTCCCGGACTCCCTTCGCGACCTCGAGGTCGCGTGCGGCTGGGGCTACAAGTGCGTGGAGGTCATGCGCGACCACATCGCCTTCGACGGGTTCACCTGCCAGGACGACGAGGACTTCGACAGGCTCCTGTCCGCCGTCGCCAGGCGCAACAACATGGCCACGAGGGTCGGCAAGGCGGTGAACTCGGCCCTCAAGTACTGCTTCTCCATGCTCGTGGTGACGGCCGACGACGAAGGCCACGCCCGAATCTCGGCTTACCCCCCGACCCTGTGCACCGGCATCTGGGACGACGTCCACGAGCGGCTCTCCGCGGGGATGTTCGTGGTCTCGTTCGCCAAGGAGCGCGGCGTTCCCACGAACCGCCCGGACTGGGTGAACGTCATGCTGCCCGACCGGATGGTGCGCATCCGGGAGGTGCGCCGCAACGAGTGGGCCGCAGAGTACGTCGAGCACGGCCTGGGCGCCGTGCCCATGTTCGTCATGCCGCACAACCCCGACGACGACCGGCCGTTCGGCGTGTCGCGCATCAACCACGAGGTCCGCTGGCTCATCGACTGCGCCATGCGCGCCAACGTCAACGAGGAGGTCGCCGCCGCGTTCGCCGCGTCGACGCAGAAGTACCTGCTCGGAACCGACGGGGACGCCTTCGCCGACAAGAGCAAGTGGAGCGCCTTCATAGGCTCCATCTTCGAGGTCACGAAGAACTCCGACGGTGACATACCGCAGTTCGGCCAGCTCACCCAGCCGAGCATGCAACCAATGACCGAGCACTTCTCAAACCTCTGCAAGCGCATGAGCGCGGCCACCGGCATCCACGTCGGCCAGTTCGGCATCATGAGCGACAACCCGAGCTCGGCGCAGGCGATCTACGCCGAGAACGAGCCGCTAATCCTGAAGTGCAAGAGCTTCATCCGAGAGGCCAAGGCCGCGTTGGCCAGGGCCGCGACCGCAGCCCTGGCGACAGAGCTCGGATGCTCCTACGAGGAGGCCGAGGACGCCTGCGCGGTGTCCGTCCACTTCCTGAACCCCGCCATGCCGACGCTCGCCCAGCAGACCGACAGCTCCATCAAGCTCGCCGCCGCCGTCGAGGGCTTCGCGGGCACGCCGACGTTCTGGCGCCTCAACGGCTTGGACGACGACGAGGTCAGGACCGTGGTGTCCGAGGTCAGGCGCAACGTCACCAAGGCGGCGGCGCTCGACCTGATGGCGGGCGTGCGCCAGGCGGCGGCGGATGATTAGCCGCAAGGAGTTCGACGCCTACAACCTCGAGGTGGCGAGGCTCGGCGACGAGGCCGCGTCAAACGTCGAGGAATCCATCATGGGATGGTGCAGGGCGCACGGAGACGCCACGGTCGCCGAGAAGCGCGAGGCCGCCAAGGTGATCATGGACGGCTTCGTGCAGGCGTACGACGAGGAGGCCGCGAGGTTCGCCGCCGACTGGTACGACTACAGGGCGGAGCTCGGCGGCGCGAGGCTCGACCAGGCGCTGACCATGACGACCTACAGCCCAGAGTCCGTCGACGAGGTCGCGCGCTACCAGGCGAAGAAGCTAGCGAAGAAGGGTGACGCGGCCTTCGCGAAGGCCTGCGGCGAGTACGCCAGGAACGACCTGTTCCGAAGCCTGAACGAGACGATCATCGTCAACGTGGGACGCGACAGGAAGAAGGGAGCGCGCTTCGCGCGCGTGCCCACCGGCACGGAGACGTGCACCTTCTGCCTCATGCTCGCCTCGCGCGGCGCCGTCTACCACACGAGGAAGACCGCCGGCGAGTTCAGACGGTTCCACCGCGGGTGCGACTGCAAGGTCATGGTGGGATTCGAGGACAATCCCGACGCCGAGCTCGTGGAGGGCGTGCGCCCCGAGGAGCTGCGCAGCCAGTTGGCCCAGTTCAAGGATATCGACGAGGACGAAAGCCTGACGAGTGCCGAGAAGGACGCGGCGAAGCGTGCCGTGCTCGGTTCGCCTGGGCCTCCAGTCGCGTACAAGAAGCCGAAAGAGGCCTTCGCGCACGAGCGCGGCGGCTCCTACGACCTCGCGGCGCACGAGGCGCTTCGGGCGGCCGGTCACGAGGTCGTCGTCCGCAAGGAGGACGCGCCGGAGGGCTTTTCCAATATCGACCTGCTGCTCGACGGAAGGCTATGCGAGCTGAAGAGCCCGACAAGCGATGCGTCTGGCATCAACGGGCTTAGGTTCATCGAGCGCAATATAAGAAAGGCAGTGCGGCAGTTCGAAAAGGTGGAAGGTGGGCCGGTAAGGCCCTCTATCGTCGCGCTTAACTGCGAGGAAGTCCCTGTGACGAGAGAGGACGCGCTGAAGCGCGTGCGGCTCGAGATGTCGAGGCATGACATCGACCGCGTTATCTTGTTGACCAGGGGCGGGGCCATAGACGACATAAAGAAATAAGCCCCAGGTTAGCTATCCAGCACGCCCAGGGCTTCTCAAATCAGATTATACACACCTGGCTAGCACAATGGCAGTGCGGCGGTCTCCAAAACCGCTTACCGGGGTTCGATTCCTCGGCCAGGTGCCATCGGGGCGTGGCGGAACGGCAGACGCGCGTGCCTCAGGAGCACGCGGGCATCGCCCGTGCGGGTTCGAGTCCCGCCGCCCCGACCGAAACGTTGAACCAGGCCATCCGCACGGGTGGCCTTTTTCATGCCGAAAAGCGCCCCGCACGGGGCAAGACGATGCCCCGCACGGGGCGGAAATGGAGGGAGCATGGCCCAGGAGACCACGCCCACCGGGACCAAGCCGACCGAACCTGCACAGGACGGAGACGCCGGTCAGGAGCCCGACTACAAGGCGCTCTACGAGAACGCGCTGAAGGAGTCGCGCAAGTGGGAGAGCCGCTCGAAGGCGAACCTCAAGGAGCTCGACGAGCTCAAGGCCGCGGCACCCAAGGCTGACCCGACCGTGGAGGAGCGCCTGAGCGCGCTGGAGAGCGAGAACGCCTCGCTGAAGGCGAGCGCCGCCCGCTCCGAGCTCGTCGACTCCGTGGCCAAGGCCACCGGACTCGACCGCTCCATCGTGGCGACGCTCAACGGTGAGGACGAGGACGCCCTCACCGAGCAGGCCAAGGCCGTGGCGGCCATCACGAAACCGACGGGCGGCGCGCCGAAGGTGCCCGAGGCAGGCGGCAAGCCCAAGCCCGGCAAGCCCTCCAAGAAGGACGTCCTCGGCATCGAGGACAAGAAGGAACGCCTGGCCGCCATCGCGGCCAACATCGACCTCTTCTAAGGAAGAAGAAAGGGGCTGGAACATGCCCGACATCAAGACCCTCGCGGCCGCCCGCAACGTCGACCTCGTGAACACCTTCACCAAGTCGCTCAACAAGCTGACCGCCATGCTCTCCACCTGCGCCCCCATCCAGGCGGCCGTCGGCGAGACCCTGCACCAGAAGAAGATCACCGGCAAGCTCTCGGAGGCGGAGTACACGGAGGGGCAGGACATCCCCCTCTCCACCTACGCCTTCCAGGACGTCAAGACCTACGAGGTCGAGCTGAAGCCCTACCGCAAGCAGACCACCCTGCAGGAGGTCAAGAAGCGCGGCTACGACGCCGCCGTCGACAAGACCGACGCCGCCATGCTCTCCGACATCCAGCGCGGAATCAAGAAGGACTTCGTGGCCGCCCTGGGCGCCGAGGGCACCACCGCGGCGACGGGCAAGTCCCTCGTCGCCACCGCAGCGAACGCCTGGGCCGCCCTCTCCAACCTCGTTGAGGACTACGGCTTCGGCGACGCTCAGGTCGTCTACTTCGCGAATCCCGTCGACTTCGCCAAGCAGATCGGCGAGTCCGAGGTCTTCTCCGCCTTCGGCATCTCCTACATCGAGAACTGGGCGGGCCTCGGCACGCTCGTCTCCACCGGAAGCGTCGCAGCGGGCACCATCTACGCCACCGTCAAGGACAACGTCAAGGTCTACGTCGCCCCGACCGACGGCGACGAGCTGTTCGGCTGCTACACCGACGAGTCCGGCTACATCGCCGTCTCGCACTCCGCCGAGCTGAAGAGCCTCACCTACGACACCGTGGCCTACGTCGGCCTCGTGTTCTTCGCCGAGTACATCGACTTCGTGGTCAAGGGCACCATCGCCCCGACCGCTTAGCAAAATCCCCTAAGGAGACGAAATGCTTGCCTTGGTAACCTACCCATACCGCGACCGCGAGACGCTCGCGGTCCACCTCGCAGGCGAGGAGGTGGAGCTGGCAGACGCGCGCTTCGCGGAGCTCTGCGCAGGCGGCTACGTCGACGTCCCGGCCGAGAAGCCCGCCGAGCCCACGGAGCCCGCCGCTGAGCAGGAGGTCGCGCCGCGGCCCGTGAGCGCCCCTGTCGAAATGACGGTGGCTGAGCTCCGGGCCGTCATCGAGTCCAAGGGCGGCTTCGCGCCGCGGAAGGCCACCAAGGCCGAGCTGCAGGCGATGCTGGCGGCCCTCTGATGGCCGCCAATCTCACCGTCACGCTCGAGGAGTACGCGGCCCGCTACGGCACGCCGCCAGACCCCGAGCGCGTCTCCGCGCTGCTCTCCGACGCCTGCGACATGCTGCTCACGGCCTACGAGGGCCGCTTTGGCTGCTACGTGGAGGGCGCCTACCCGGCGTTCGACCGCGGCTACAAGGCCGTGGCCTGCTCCGTCGTGAGCCGCGCCGTGAGCGTGCCCGACTGCTTCGCCGGCGCGACGCAGTACAGCCAGACGGCGGGCAGCTACAACGCCTCCGTGACCTTCGCCAACCCCACCGCCGACCTCTGGCTCGGCAAGTCCGACCTGAGGCGGCTCGGGCTGGCGGGCACGCGCATCGGCTCCATCGCACCGATGATCGGGGATGAGGACCGTGCTTAGCCTCATCCCCACGGAGGTGGTCACAGTAGTCCGTCCCACTGTGGAGCGCGACGACCTCGGTGAGCCGACGCTCGGAGAGCCTACACGCGAGGCGGTGCGCTGCGTCGTGTGCCCGGGGACGACCTCGGACATGGACGCGCCGCGCCCCGAGGGCGTCACCGTGGCCTACACGCTGCACTTCCCGAAGACCTATTCCGGGAGCCTGCGCGGCTGCTCGGTCGAGGTGCGCGGCGAGACCTACGACGTGGTGGGCGACCCACGGCGCACGACCGACGCCGCCACGCCCGGCCCCTGGAACCTGGCCGTGGAGGTGACCCGCGCTGATGGCTAGCAACGTCAAGTTCGGAAAATTCAAGGCCAACAAGGCAGGTTACAGCGCCGTCAAGAACTCAAGCGCCGTCCAGAGCATGCTCCGCGGCAAGGCCGACCGCGTGCGCTCCCAGGCCGTAAGCATGGCCGGGGGCAACGGTGAGGTCCGCGGCCCGGCGAGACACCACCCAAAGGACACCATCGCCTACCCGGGGTCCGAGTACCGCAAGCCGCCGTTCGTGACGAAACCCGTCGTGCTCCCGATAGCAGGCGACCACGCTTACATCGTGGCCACGGGCACGAACCACGGGCGATACAGCGAGGCGAAGCACAAGGTTCTCTCGAAGGCGCTCGGCGCGGCGAACGGATAGGAGAAGGCGCATGGACATCGAGGCCGTTGTGGCTAGAAGGATCTCGAAAGCCGTGGGCGTGCCGGGGCGCGTGGAGGTCACCGCGGACGCTCCGGAAAGCTTCATAAGCGTCGAGCGGCTGGGCGGGGGAGGCTCCATGTTCGAGCCCGTCCAGCTCGCCGTCGACTGCTGGGCCGGGAAGAAGCGGCGCAAGGTCGCTCAGGCCCTCTCCGAGAGGGTGAAGGCGGCCGTCTGCGACCTCGACGAGGAGCCGAACTTCTTCCATCCAGAAGTGACGAACTGCTACCGGCAGAACGACCCGGACACGGGCCGCTCAAGATACATCGTGCAGGCCCAGCTGTGGGTCTGCGAGTAGACAAGGAAGGGGCCTGCCAATGGCCGAAACCAACACCAACAACCAGGCGAACGTAAGCTCCGCCAAGGGCGTGAAGGGCGGGTACATCTTCTCCGCCCCCGTGGGAACGGAGCTGCCGACCGACATCAAGACCAAGCTCGACCCGGCCTTCAAGTGCCTCGGCTTCATCTCCGAGGACGGCTACGTCGAGTCGATCGACGAGGACGCCGACGACATCAACGACATGAACGGCGACGTCATGGACTCCACCAACTCAAAGCGCGTGGAGTCCGCCCAGGTCACCTTCGCCGAGGTCAAGGCCTCCACGCTGAAGCGCCAGTACGGCGACGCCAACGTCACCGACGAGAACGGTCTCATCACCGTCAAGCACAACGCCGACAGCCACGACGTCTTCTCCTACATCCTCGAGCTGGTCCTCAAGAACGGCCGCCGCTGGCGCAAGGTCGTGCCCAAGGGCAAGTCCTCCGAGCTGGACGAACTCACCATCGCCAGCTCCGAGCTGTGCCAGCGCGCGCTGACCATGAAGTACCTCACCGACGAGCAGGGAAACACCTGCTACGACTACTACGAGTCCACGGAGACCCAGGCCGCCTAGGCAATCCGATGCGGCGCGGGGCGACACGGCCCCGCGCCCTTTTTAAGCAAATGACCGGACAGTAAGGAGCGGCGAGAATGCCCACCAAGAAGAAGCGCGAGACCACGAAGTTCGAGTTCAGGGGCCAGGAGTTCGAGATGGACAAGACGGCGTTCGCGTCGCTCAAGGTCCAGACCGCGCTCAGCCTCGGCGACAAGGACCCGCGCGCGGCGAACGAGGCCATGAACCTCGTCTGCTGCGGCCGTCTCGTCGAGTACATCGGGCGAGTCCCGGACGCCGACGGCAACGCCCCGGACGAGCTTGGCTGCTCGACCGAGGACTGGTTGGCCTTCACCGGCGCCATGGCGGAGGCCGCCTCGGCAAAAAACTAGCCGGCTTCGCCCGCGACTGGCTCGGCCACCGCGAGGACACGGTGGCGGACTTCAGGCAGTTCTACGGCATCGACCTCCCCCTGGAGGCCGGGGACGAGGACTGCCGCCGCTGGGCGATGCTGTGGCACGCGCTGCCGCGCGAGTCGAGGACGGCGAGGCGGCAGAGCCCGGCGCTCGAGTGGAGCGAGGGCGAGTACATGCTCAACCAGGTGGTCTACTACCTCAACCTCCTCGCGTGGAGGCAGTGCACCAAGGACGGCCAGAAGGGGCGGCGCGCCCCGCAGCCGCCGAAGACCCCCGGCGAGAGGGCGGACGCCGAGCGGCGACGCGCCAACGCCGAGGCGGCGCGCGGCGAGATAGACAGAATCCTCGGCATCCCGGAAGGGGGTGCGTAAATGGCGGTCAACGTTGGCTCGGCTTCGGTCACCATCATGCCGACCATGAACGGCTTCGCGGCCAAGATGGACAAGGAGCTGGGCGGCGCGGGCAAGACGGGCGGCTCGGCCTTCTCCAAGGCGTTCGGCACGGCGGCGCAGCCGGGGACCGGCTTCCTCGGGAGGTTCCGCACCGCCGGCACCAGCGCCGGCTCGGCCATGGGCGAGTCCGTGGGCAAGGGCATCAGCGCCAAGGGCGCGGCAATCGCCGGGGCCATGGGCGGCCTCGCCGCGTCCATCGGCTCGAAGCTCGTGGGGACCATCCAGGGCCTGATGGGCGAGATAACGGGCGCCAGCGACTCGGCGCAGAAGTTCGCGAACACGCTGTCCTTCGCGAACATCGACGACTCGACCATCAAGCAGCTCACGTCCTCGACGCAGGCCTACGCGGACGAGACGGTCTACGACCTCTCCGACATCCGCAACACCACGGCGCAACTCGCCGCGAACGGCGTGGACAACTACGCCCAGCTCGCAGAGGCGGCGGGCAACCTGAACGCCGTCGCTGGCGGCAACGCCGACACGTTCAAGTCCGTGGCCATGGTCATGACCCAGACCGCCGGCGCGGGCAAGCTCACCACCGAGAACTGGAACCAGCTCTCCGACGCCATCCCGGGCGCGTCCGGCAAGCTCCAGGAGGCCCTGAAGGCCAACGGGGCCTATACGGGCAACTTCCGCGAGGCGCTGGAGAAGGGCCAGGTCTCCGCCGAGGAGTTCAACAAGGCGGTCATGGACCTCGGCATGACCGACGCGGCCAAGGAGGCGGCCACCTCCACCGCCACCATCGAGGGCGCCATGGGCAACCTCGAGGCCGCGGGCGTCACGGCCGGCGCGAAGGTCCTCGACGCGTTCAAGCCGCTCCTCACCGGCGGCATCAACGGCGCGACCGACGCCATCACCGCCGTCACGGATGGCGTGTCGGCCTTCATCGACTCGTGCGCGCAGAATGGCGCGGCCCAGACTCTATCGGACATCATCGGGCAGCTGGGCACCGCCGCGGGCAACGTGGGCGGCGCGCTGGGGAGCCTCGCGCTCGCCGTGCTCGGCATCCAGCCAAGCGGTGACGCCGCGACGGACGCGGCCAACGGCCTCAAGGACGCCCTCGGCGCGGCCCAGCCGGTCATCCAGGGCGTCTCCGACGCGACCGGATGGCTCAGGGACCACGCGGCGGAGGCCGCGCCCTACGTCCAGGGACTGGCCCTCGCCTTCGCGGCCGTGCGCGCGGCCCAGGGCATCGCCGGGTTCGTGACGGCCTTCTCGGCGGCGGTCGGCGGCGTGTCCGTCACCGCCCCGGTCGCCACGGCTGGCACCACCGCGCTCGCGGGCGGCGAGACGGCCGCAGGCACCGCCGCCGGCGTCTCCGCCGCGCAGATGCTCGCCTTCGGTGCCGCCGTGCTCATGGTCGGCGCGGGCGTGCTGCTCGCCGCCGCCGGCATGCTCGTCATCGCCACGGCGGCAATCCAGGTGGCGTCGGCGGGCCCGACGGCCGCCGTCGGGATGCTCGCCATGGTTGGCGCGGTCGCCGGCCTCGCCGTCGGTGCCGCCGCCCTGGGTCCCGCGCTCACCGCCGGGGCCGTCGGCATGCTCGCCTTCGGCGGCGCGGTGGCCCTCGTCGGCGCGGGCGTCCTCTTGGCGTCCGCCGGCCTGATGCTGCTCGGCGCGGCGCTCCCCGGCATCTCCGCCTATGGGATGACGGCGGCGGTCGGCATCCTCGCGCTCGGCGCGTCGATGCTCGTGCTCGGCCCTGGCGCCATCGTGGCCGCCGCTGGCCTCACGGTGCTCGGCGCGGGCGTTGCCGTGGCCGCGGCGGGCGTGACGCTGCTCGCGGCCGGAGCCATGCTCCTCGGCGCCGGGCTCGCCCTCGTTGCGGGCTCGGTGGTCGTGGCCTCCGCCGGAATCGTCGCCATGGGCGTGGCCATGCCCATGGTGTCGTCCTCCGCGCCGGGCGCGGCTGCCGGGCTCGCCGCCCTCGCGGCGGCGGCGCTCGCGGCATCGCCAGGGCTGCTCGCGGCGGTGCCCGCCATGAGCGCGTTCTCCTCCGCGTGCTCCACCGCCTCGTCCGCCTCCTCGCAGGCGCGCTCCGGCATCGACCAGGTCAAGCTCGCGAGCCAGTCCATGGCCACGGCGGCCAAGGCCTCCTTCCGGGACTTCGCAAACTCGGCGAAGAGCGCTGCCTCGACCGCTTCTAACGCTGTCATGGGCGCCTGCCGCCAGATGTCAGCAGAGGTCGGGTCGCTCAGGCTCACGCTCCCGCGCATCCAGGTTGGCGCGCTGCCGCACTTCTCCATGAGCGGGAGCTTCGACGCCCAGACCGGTTCCGTGCCCTCCGTGCACGTGAATTGGTATAAGAGCGGCGGCGTCTTTGCCGCGAACAGCCCGCAGCTCATCGGCGTGGGCGACAACCGGCGCTACGACGAGGCGGTGGTCCCGCTGAGCCCGAGAGTCCTGCGCGGCATCGGCGAGGGCATTGATGTCGAGCGAGGCGGCGACGACGCGTCCGTCATCGCGTGGCTCGAGCGCAACCTGCCGGCGATCATCCAGAGGTACACACCGGTCACGCTCGAGCGCGACCTCGACCGGCACGTGAGGGCGGTGATTGCTGGTGCATAGGCTCACCTACACGTCATCGACGGGCAAGGTAATCGAGCTAGACGCCGCTGGGGCCTACGTCGGCACCGCGCCGAAGCTCAGGAGCCGCGAGTGGTCCTACGAGCTGTCGTGGAGGGGCGCATACGGCATCTCCCGCGACGCCCGCGAGGCCACGGTAGACGCCCACCTCAGCCCGGAGGCGGCCGACGCCCTGCGCGAGCAGGCCGACCGCGACATGGCCGACTCGTCCCCCGGCAGGCTCACCTTCGACGGCGAGTGGTGCCAGAGGGCCTACCTGGCCAAGTCCGACGTGTCGGAGGTGTACGGCAGGCGCGGCATAAAGACCGAGCTGACCTTCCTGCTGCTCGACGGCGCCTGGAGCCGCGAGGTCACGACGGGCTTCTACGCCAACGAGGTCTCGGACGGCTCCGCGCTCGACTTCCCGCACGATTACGAATACGACTACGGCGGCAGCGGCGCGAACCGCACGATCACCGTAGCCGGGCTGGTCCCGGCCGATTGCAAGCTGACGATCTACGGACCCGCGACGGACCCGCGCGTGACCGTGACGCAGGGCGAGTTCTCGAACACCTACAGCGTAAAGGTCGCGGTGCCGGGCGGCTCGCGCCTCGTCATCGACGGGTCGAGCCATCCGAAGGGCATCCAGCTCATCGGTACCTACGGTGAGGTGGAGGACCGGTTCGCCGACGGCGTGCGCGGGGAGGGCGCGGGCTCCGGCTCGTACTGCTTCGAGCCGCTGCGCCCCGGCACCTCGACCGTGTCGTGGGACGGCTCGTTCGGCTTCGACATCACGCACTACCAGGAGGAGGGCGAGCCGCCGTGGAGCTGATAGTCGCTGACAGCGCGGGCAAGACCCTCTTCCCGCTCGCCGACTTCGAGCTGGACATGGACGCGGGCTGGGGCGACGGCGTGGACAACACGTTCGACCTCATAGTCCGCGACCCCGACGCGCCGCTCCCCGAGGCCGCCTGGCGAGTGTTCGCCGACGGCACCGAGATGGGCGGGCGCGTCGAGGGCTTCGAGCTCAAGACGGGCCGCGCGTCCTCCGAGCTGCACTGGAAAGGCTCCACATGGACTGGCGTGCTCGCCAAGCGGCTGCTATGGCCGGACGCCGGGCAGGACTGGCTCACGCTATCCGGCGACGCGAACGCCGTGCTCAGGCGGGCAATCGAGCGCCTGGGGCTGAGGTCGTTCTTCTCCGTGCCCGACGGGGACGCGGGCGTGGCCGTGAGTCACAGGTGCTCGCGCGACGTGCCGGACGCCTGGACGAACCTCCGCCTTGCCATGAAGTCTGCTGGTCTGCGCCTCGACGCAAAGTGGGTCGACGGCTCGTGCGAGCTCCAGGCCTTGCCCGTCACCGACTGGCGCGGCCGCGTGGACTCGGACCTCGTGGGCTTCGACCTGACGAGCGACCTGCTCGTCACCAACCATTTGAAGGCGGCAGGCAAGGGCGAGCTGGCGTCCCGTCAGGTCGTGGACGTCTACGCCGACAACAAGGGCAACGCGGGCACGTCAAAGGCCATGGCGGGCGTCTTCGAGCTGGAGGAGTACTACGACGCCAACAACTCCGAGGGCGACGACCTGCGAGACCAAGCCATGGACCGCCTGAAGGACATGCAGGCCGAGGGCGGCGTCAAGGTCACCGTCGGCGAGGGCGTGAGCTTCGGCCTAGGCGACATCGTGGAGGCCCGGCACTACTCGCCGAACGTCACGGTGAGCGTCGAGATATCGAGCCGTGTCACCGCGGCGACCGGCGCGGGCGTCGCGGTCACCTACGGGGCCTCGCCCGGCACGACGAAGATAGGTTAGGAGCATCACATGGAACTGGTAACCGGCAAGGCGGGAACCCCGCACGTCAGCTCTGCGGACGACGGCCGCCGCATCGCGGGCGAGGTCGGCACGGGCAGCTACGTCTTGCAGACGGGCGGCAGGCTCGCGCCGTCGCTCGTTGACGCGAACACAGTGAGGTTCGCCACGGGCGACATGATCGTGCAGGGCCGCCACATCGGCCTCACGGCCCCCGAGGACGTGAAGGTGGCCTCCGGTACGCAGGGAAAGAAGCGCACCGACTACGTCTGCGTGCACTACAAGCGCGACGTGAGCGGCGCGAACCCCACGCTCGTGGAAACTGTGGAGTGGACCGTGCTGCAAGGCACGCCGGGCACGGAAGCGACCGCTCCGAGCGTGCCCGCCGGGTCAATCCTGGACGGCGACGCCGACGTGACCGTGCCGATCGCGAGTGTGTCCTTCGACGGCCTCGCGACGGGGGAGCCTAAGCTGCTCGTCCCGGTCCTCACCCCACTCGCCACCCTCGGGGATTCCGTATCCCAGACGGCTTCTCAGCCGTTTCCGGGCGGCTACCTGTACCGCATCGGCTCGCTGTGTGTCTTGCAAATCCAGAACATGACCATCCAGGCCGGCGTGGTCCGCACAGCCGGAAAGCTGACGACAAAGCCCACGCGCGAGGTCGTCGGGGCCATCTCCTACGGAAGCTCGGCGGGCTACGTGTCCGTCCACGCGGACGGCACCGTCTACTGCACCAGCAAGGCTTCCGGCGACTTCTCCGGCCAGGTCTGCTTCGTCGCCTAGACGGCGTAGGTGACAGAGAACGACATCAGCGTGGTCTTGGTGATCGTCACGGCCCGCGTCAAGATCTTGACGGCGCCGCCGTGTTCGACGTCGATTGGCACGATCATATTCGTGTCGGTCTCGACGAACGCGGAGGCGCCTACCGTCGTTGACGGCCTCATGCCTTCCGGGAGTGTGGCAACGACGCCAGACGACCAGGCTGGAATGGCGACCGAGGCAGCAGACAGCGTCGCCGAGACGGTGCAGACCCGCCCGACGCGGGTCGCCGAGACCCCGCCTGACGAAAACGATTGAGTCTGGGATACGGAATGCTAGCCGTATATCGCGACGATCGTCTCGGCGTCGCCCGCGCCGAAAATCAGCGCGCTGCCGAGACCAGACGACACGTATCTGTTGTATATGACGTCCTTGAAGGTCACCTGTTCGCCTGATATCGACGCCGTCGCGTATGCGGTCACGACCGAGGAGCCGCCTCCGTCAGCCGCCGCAGCGACGACGTGCGTCCCGTCCGAGGTCGGCATGACGCCGCTCGCGCCGCTCCCGAAGGCGACGGTCACCGCCGCGCGGCCTTTGAGGCCGGGGATGGTGACCGTGCCGTCATGTTTGATTCCCGGCCTCGCCAAGACACGGGATACGGAATGCTATGCCGTGTGGATGCCACGTTTCCGGCAGCTTAGTAGCATTCCGTATCCCACGGCGGCGAGCAGCCGTTCGCGGGAGGCTACCTGTACCGCTTCGGGCCGCTGCGCGTGCTCCAGATCCAGAACATGACGCTTCAGGCAAACGTGCCGCGAACGGTGGGCAAGCTGCCGGTGAAGCCGACGCGCGAGGTGGTCGGCGCGATCTCCTACGGCACCTCGGCGGGATACGTTTCCGTCCACACCGACGGGACCGTAATCTGCATGGCCAAGGCCGGAGGCGACTTCTCCGGTCAGGTCTGCTTCCTGGCCGGCTAGGCGGCGAACGTGACGCTCACGTCAACCTTGCTCCACACGATCTCGTCCTGTACGTACATGTGCATTAGAAAGACGCTTCCGTCGGTATCGACGCGGACCATGCCCCAGGCCTGGTCGTTGACGCCGAACAGCGCCATGACCCGCACGCGCGGAGCGCAACCGTCGGCGAGCTCCGCGACCTTGATTGGGTTCACCGCACGCGTGAGCGACTTGCTTCCGCTGATGTGGATTGTCACGCACCCGCCGCGCTTGAAGCCCTCGACGATGAGGTCGTTGAAGACCTGCTTTTTGACGGGGGATACGGAATGCCCTATCCGTTGAGGAGCAACCGCTCGACCTCGCGTTGCGCGTCCTTGCAGATGCGCGGCCTCGGCACGATGTAATGCTCGTAGGCCGTGCCGATGTCGGTGTGGCCGAGCATCATGGCCACAGTCTCGATTCCCACGCCCGCCTCGACCGCGAGCGTCGCCCACGTGTGGCGGCACTCCGTCATCGAGGTCCAGGCCGCGCCCGCGCGGCGGCAGGCCGACCGGATGCGCCGCGCGACCGCGTCGGGCGACAGCTCGCAGAGCCAGCCGGAGCGGCCCCTGCGCAGCGCGCGCAGCCGCCTCACGGCGAAGCGGGGGAGCCAGCAGGACCGCGCCGAGCGCTCCGTCTTCGGCGCCTCCACGACCTCGTGGCCATGGACCACCTGACGCGAGCGCCTGACGCGGACCTCGCCCGTGCGCAGGTCGATGTCGGACCACTTGAGGCCGCACGCCTCGCCGCGCCGAAGGCCGAGCGTCACCGAGCAGATGGCGACGGCCTCGCACTCGTGGCCCCACAGGGCGCGGAGGTAGGAGCGCACCTGACCCGCCTCCATCGTGCGCGGGCGGCGCGCGGCCTTGCGCGGCAGCTCGACGCCGGCGGCGGTGGGGTCGTACATCCGCACGCCCAGGCGGCGAATCGCCCAACGGACGACCTGCCGCAGTGTCTTGTACGCCTTCTCGGCGGCACCCGGCAGCTCGAACCCGTCCACCCAGGCCTGGACGTCCTCGGGCGCGATGGACTCCAGCTCGACCCCTCCCCACCTCGGCAGCACGTGCAGCGCGAGCGCGGACTCGTAGCCCGCGAGGGTGCAGGCGCGCAGGCGCCTCGCCTTGTCGTCCATGTACTCGCGCGCGGCGGTTTCAAACAACATTTCGACCTCGATTCGAGAAGAAATCCCAGACGTTGTGACGGACGGAACCCGCCACCATGCCTGGGATTTTTCCCGCGAGAGAAAGGAGCGGCGCATGGCTTTGAGGGGAGTTTCGGTCGGGCCCTCCGTCCGGCTCGTCACGGACGGCGGCGGAAAGCCGGTCACGGAGACCGACCAGCCCGAGGTGCCCGTGGGCTTCGCAGCGAGCTACACGCTGGTCGACGTCGGCGAGCGCATCGAGCAGGTATGGAGCGTCGAGCCTAGGTCGCGCGGGGAGGATGCGCTCACCGTCGCGACGATGGCGGCAAAGTCCCTGCCGGACGCGGACGCGGCCATGGTGCCGCTGCTCTACCCCTCCTGGTATGTGGGAATGGCCGAGTACCGCGCCGGGGAGCGCGTCGAACGCGGCGGCTCGCTCTACCGCTGCCTGCAGACGCACCAGCCGAGACTCGGCACCGAGCCGGAGGCCACGACCTCGCTCTGGGAAGCAATCGAAGGATAAGGAGAACGCATGTTACATGGACAGTTTATTAGCGGCTCGGTCTACCTGACCACGGACGGCAGCGGACTGCCAATCCGCGAGGCCGCCGAGCCGATGCCTGGCGCGGGCTACCACACCTCGCTCGCCTACGAGCAGCACGACGGGGCCATCTGGCAGGTCTGGACGATCGTGCCGGACGCCGGGACCGCCCAGGACGCCGCGCTCATGCTCGCGCAGATCCAGGCGGGCAAGCTGAGCGACGACGACGCACTCAAGGTGCCGGCGCTCTTCCCGCGCTACGAGAAGGGCCATGTCTACGCCCAGGGCGATCGCGCGCTCTGGCAGGGGACGCTCTACAAGGCCATCAGCGGCCACACCGCCACGGCAGACGACCCGACCGTCGACCCGCAGCATTGGACCAAGGTCGTGCCGTCCGCGAGCGGCGATACGCCCGCCGAGTGGGTCAGCGGCGAGTCCTACGCAAAGGGCGACCGCGTCACCAAGTACGGCCAGGTCTACGAGTCGCTGATGGACGGCAACACAATCGAGCCGGGCACGTTCGGCAGCGAGTCTGCATGGAAGCAGCTGACGGCTTAGTGGGGGCGCGCGAATGGAAGAACTAGCCCGCGCGGCCGTCCAGTGGGCCGTGCCGGTTGTCCTCGCGGCCCTCGCGGCCTCGCTCATGCGCCTGTACCGGCTCATGGACGCCATGCAGGAGGGTACTCGGACGATGCTGCGCAGCCGTCTCGTTGACCTCCACGAGCGGTACGTGGTCAGCGGCAAGGGTTGCCCCGACTGGGTCAAGCAGGAGGCCTCGCAGGTCTACGGTGCCTACCACGGCATGGGCGGAAACGGCACCGGCACCCATTACTACCAGGAAATCGTCAATGCCCCCATCAGGGGAGATTCGGAGGACTAGCATCATGGAGAAGTACGAGGAATGGGCAATCGCGGCCCTCACCCGCGCAGTCAAGACGGCTGCTCAGACGGCGGTGGCGCTCATCGGAACCGGTGCTGTCGGCTTCACCGACCTCGACTGGCTGCAGATCGCGTCCGTGTCCGGCGTGGCCGCCGTCGTGTCGCTGCTTACTAGTGTCGCGACCGACCTGCCCGAGGTTGGCGGCGCGCAGCCGGGACCGTCTCACGAGGGCGGTGAGGACTAGTATGGCCAAGCTCTTCGTCATCTGCGGCCACGGCGCGGGCGACCCCGGCGCAGACGGAGGCGGCTACACCGAGGCCGAGCGTGTGCGCACCCTCGCCGCCCGCATCAAGGCGCACGGCGGCTCAGGGGTCGAGCTTGGCGACACGTCGCGCAACTGGTACCGCGACGGCGGTATCAGCCGCCTCAATACCTCCGCGCCCGTGGTCGAGCTGCACATGGACGCCTCCGGCGTGCCGGGTGCGCACGGCGCCCACGTCATCATCAAGTCCGGCTTCGCGGCGGACGAGTACGACCGCGCCCTGGCCGACAGGCTCTCGGCCATGATGCCGGGCCGCGCCGAGAAGATCGTGCACCATTCAGAGCTCGCCAACGTCAACCGTGCCGCTCGCCGCGGCATCAACTACCGCCTCGTCGAGAACGGCTTCATCGACAGCCCCATCGACCTCGCCTACTTCAACTCGCACGTGGACGACATCGCGAGGGTCTACCTCGAGGTCTTCGGCATCACCGCGTCGAGCGCCCCGTCCGAGCCCGGGGCCGGCGCGTCCGGCTCCGGCTCCACGGGCTTCGAGGGCGGCACCTACCGCTGCACGGTCGACACGCTCAACGTCCGGGACGAGCCGGGGCTTTCCGGCTCCGTCGTGGCCAAGTACCACAAGGGCCAGACCGTCGTGCTCGACAGCTGGTACAAGGTCGCCGACGGCTACGTGTGGGGCCGCTACATCGGCGCGTCTAGCGGCAAGGAGCGCTACGTCGCCGTCGGCAGGGCCACGGGCAAGCCAGAGGCCGACGACTACCTCGTGAGGGTTGGCTAGTGCGCCGCGCGATCGGGGCGCTGCTCGCCCTCCTGGCGCTCGAGCTCGCGCTGTGGGCCGTCATGCTCGCCGACACAATGTCGGCGGGAGCGTCAGGCCCCGACTCCGACCTCAGGCCAGTCGTGACGGACAAGCCTGCGACCGAGGCGACCACCCACATCGTCATCGAGGGCGCGCTGCCCTAG